GGCATCTTTGTTCCGTCAAAAAGAATCTTATTTCTGTTTTGCATTCTTATTGCTGTTTTTTTGTTGATGTATTCTGCACCGCGTCTGCTGTTGCATGGCTTGCACGCTTGAACATATCCGTCGTCTATTGTTCCGCCTTCATCAAAGGGCACAAGGTGATCTAGCTCTGTTGCTGGTGCGCGCTTGCACCAATGACATGTTGGATTGTCTCGGAGTAGTTCGGCGCGTGCGGCTTTGTATCGCTTGCTGTCGTATTCGGTGAGTGGGCGTGCCATGTTTTAAGACCTACTAGCGCGCGCTGTCGCGCTTGCTCTCAAGTTGCTGTGAGTGTGTTGCATGTCGGGCTCGAGTCTGTTGAGTTTGTTTGTGGTATGTCATCGTTAAGCGTAATGCAAGACAGACCCCGAAGGAGCCCCCCGTCCGTTGCCACACTGGACTCCCTATTCAATTCCTTTACTCTCTGCGCTTCGACGCTTTGCCAATCCCTTTCGTGTTGCAGGTTTTGGACGCGCCGATCTAACCAAGTTCCCTTGGATTAGCCCCGTCACTTGCGAAGGTGATACGGCCTTGATGCTTGCCAGTTGTAGAAGTGTTAGCGATGTTTTTTGTCTGACCTAATCATTAGGATCGCCCATATTACTGTCGCGCTAAGAAGCGCCCAGACTGTCTTGCTCATGGCATCTCGCGTCGTAGTGCTTCGTGCGCTAAGTGCAGCTCATCGGTAAGGCGGTCTACTTCTTTTTGTAGCCAGTCGCGTTCGCGTGCGATCGCTGTCATGTGATCGTGTAGTCGGTCGTATTCGTCGTTGGGGTTTCTCATAGTTTTAACCTGTCAATCAGTACCCGGCACTGTCCCGACGACAATGTTTCTACTACTGCATCATCCACGCCGAGAGTCTTGTGAATAAACTCAAGCAGCTGGAAGTCGTCCCATGCTTTACCTCGAGCAAGCGACTTTAGAAAGGCGATCTGCTTTGGTGTAGCGCCGCCGAATGTGTCAGGTGCAGGCGCGCTGTTCACGCGGTTCACTTTCTCCATTTCGGTAGATGATGCGCGCTCTCCAGTGTGTCCTAGTGGGCCGTTGCTAATTGCGCGCCCGATCGCTGATGTTTCGCAGTTTTCAAGGAACGATGTTTTGTTCACCGGGGAATTGCCCATAACTTCTTCTGCCCAGCCGTGAGCAATGATCCGTCCTTCGTTGTCAAAGGTCTCGCACCTGAATATCACCGTAGACGCGTCGTAGTGCATCATGGTTGTCACGATTTGTCCTTGTGGGTAGGCAGTCCAGAAGCGTTCTAGGCGCTGTGCAACGGTTTCGTAGAGCGATAGGTCAAAGTGTGCCATTAGCGCGCTTTCCAGACGATCGCCATGTTGCCTGCAAGTGTTGGTCGCTCTAGGTCTGTGGCGTAGACGAACTTGTCTTTGACTAGGGAGCCCCGGGTGGGTCTGACAGTGTTGCCCGAGATGCCTAGTGCGCGCTCGATCTCTTCATCGGTCGCGCCGCCTGACTGCTTGAGGTATTCATATACGCGCCGACGCTTTGAGCCCGATTTAGGCAAAGCGTTTAGAGCTGCGATCACCGAGGTCGGTTTTGCGCTTGGTGAGACGATGACCGTATTGCGATCAATAGCGATGTCTTCACGGTATGCACCAAGTCCGCGTGACGGTGCGAAGAGTTGTAGGTCGTTCATTTGATTGGCTTCACTTTCTTGCATGCTTTTAGTTCGGGATGTGACCAGAGGATCTTGGTCGGGTTGGTGGCGTGCGGTGTGCCGTGCATTTCTAGTCCACACTTCTTGCAAGTTATTTTGTGCATGTCAAGATCACATTGATCGCGGCTCGAATCACTGACGCATTAAAACGCGCCTGCTCTCCGCCTGCTTCCATGCTTGCTTCGTACATGATCGCCAGTTCATCAAGAAGAATGTCGTGCGAATGTTTTGGTGCTGGTACATGATGCGGACGCACAATGTCGTCAATGAACTCTTTGAAGACTTTGTTGTACTTGTCGCTATAAGTTTCGGGATACATCTGTCGGGTCTCCTCTGTAATTCCTGTTTCGGGATATTGCTCTTCGGTCACTGTGGAAGGTTCCAAGGTGTCCAAGATGAATTATGCCATATCGCAAGACCTGCGATGAGGTTTATCTTTGGATCAAACAACTGGTCGCACACTGACAGGATTCCTTTCGCTTGTAGCCAACCTTGAGGCCAGTATGCCGAAGGGGTGCACCAGAATCCGTTGATCTGCATTAGACCGTATGAGCCGCCGTTGGTATCGTATCGGTTGTAGGCATTTTCAGTACATAATGACTCACGATAGAGGACTCTCGAGAGCGTAGGAGTCTGATCGGCAGACCAGCCAACACTCAAGGCAAGATCAAGAGCTTGCGCGCATGTGGTCACTGGGAGAGTAGTGACAGGGGGCGTTACTACGCTCGGCAGAGGGGTCAATGGGATCGTCTGATATGAGGTTGAGGCACTGACCTTAGACAGGCCTTGAGGCGGCTTAGAAGCGTCCCAGAGAAGCACAAAGGCGGCAAGTCCGAAAGTTACCCAAGCGAAGATTTTGATCGTTTTTTCGTTCATTGTTGAAAGCTCAATTCTGTAGGCACGCCCCAACTGTCGCCAGCCAAGGTTCGAAAGGCGATTTGGGCGCGGATGATTTTGTGTGTGTCTTCGTGTCTAAAGATCTGGACAAGTATTTCTTGTCCGTTGTCCATTGAGCACCGACCTACCTCGTAGATGAAGACTTTTGGTTCGGTCATGATTTTACTCCTATCGTCGGTACTTCGACCATAGGCGATCGGTATCCGCTATTGGGGGATTTCGCCGAACACTCTCTGAAAGGCTTGTTTTACAAGGGCTGGAGAGTCTGCCATAGCAGGCGAGATCTCTACATGAAGCCAGTCGCCACCCGGGGCTCCGTGAATTGTTGACTTAGAGTATTTGCTCCATGCTTGACGATCGCATCGCCAGCCGCGTCCGAAACTTTGTGGAAAGTAATCAAGCACGCACTCAAGACCGAGCGCGTTCGCGTTGGCGGTAACGATGTCAATAAACGCGATCGTTCCTTTGCGGTTCGCTTTAGGTTGCTTGTCTGATTTGCGATATGAAAGATCTACCGCGCGCCCTGTGGCATGCACTGAAAGATTCTCTGATCCGCGCATGTCGCGAACGCCCCAAGATCCGTTATTCCAGAAAGCGCCTGCACCGTACTTAATCGCCTGCCTGATCCATTCGTCCATGCCTGCGCGTGGGCCAGCTGCGGCACCGTCGGAGTTCCCTGTGTACGGCTTGCTGTTTACGACCTTCGGGTTTGCTGGGATCACGCTCATAATGCTGGAGGGTCTTTAGGTCGGTCTTTAAGTCCGTTGCCTGCGAGAAGTCCGATAAGACCGCCTGCGAGAGTCATCAGCATCGGCGACAGGACGCCCCATGCTTCGGCGTCGTTAGGGCTCTGCTCGGTGGGTTGCACGACAAAGAGCAGTCCGAAGATGAGTGATGCGATTGCCATGACGAATGATGCTGTAAGTCCGATTCCTACGATGAGGATTAGTCGAGCTTTGATCTGTTCGTTGGATAAGCGTTTGTCTGTGGTCATGCGCAGCGCCTTTCTAGTAGTCCGTTGGCTTTGGTGGTGTTGCAGTTTTCGCGGTTACGGTCTGCACAAGCGGTCAGGACAAGTGCGAGCATGACGCTAACTAGCAGTAGGCGCGACTTCATTAGGTTTAATTAGTGGTTTTGGTGGGTTTTCGGCGTGTTCCCAAAGTGTCAAAGTTTCGCCTGTAAGCGCCCAACCAGTGTTGAAGCCTGCGTCTAGTAATAGTTGTACTAATTGTTCGTGTGTCATGCAGATATTTCCATTAGGGTAATTGTTGAAACTTCGCTACCAACTTGAACACTTGAGGCGGCTGAAGCAAAGTTGTTACGAAACATAGTTTTATATGTTGTCGCTGATGTTGTGGCAGGCGAATCAAGATATGCGCTGGAAAGAGTGCCAGGTCTATTTACTACGGCGCTACCTGTATAGCCTGCGGCTTGTGCAATTAGTTGTATGTCCGTAGCGCCTCTAAACAAATTTAATCCAAGCCCGTTAAGTGCGTTTGCGCTGCTTTTTTCGCCTCCGTTTTGATTTACTAAAACAAGAATTTTGCTTGTGTTTGATTGTGGCGTAATTGTTGCCGTAAGCGTTGTATCTGCGTTTGTAGTAGTTGAGTTTGACACTGTTGTTGAAGTAGTTGCAGATACAACTTGAAGCACTCGAAACGCGCCGCGAAGAGCGTTTTGTTGTGCCGCCGTAAGAATGTCCCCTGCGACGAAGGTTGCTGGAAGTGTGGTCGGTGTTGCCATAATGCTCCTTATCCTAGGACATTGTCTTCGTCGAGTGTGCCATATACAGCATCGTCCAAGATCAGCTCATAGACGATCGTGGTTGGTGCAGTAAAATAGGTAACAGCGTGCCCAGCCGACAAAGTAAGCCGATGCTCAAGACCTTCTACCGTCAAGTTTTGGGCAAATTGGGTTGGGCCTTCCGAAGTTGTAATTGACTTTTCAACATTGATCACACTGCCTACATCAAGTAAGGCAAGTGTGTCTTGATCAAGGGCAGGTGTGCCGGGGAACTCGGTGCCGATTGAGTTGAAGCGTGCTTCGGGGTTGGCGTTGAGAAGGTATTCGGCAAGCGTCAGAGCTGCGGCGTCGTTATGAACTAGCGAGTCAGTGATCGAGGTTGTTTGGATTAGGTAGGTCGCTTGAGATGTTAAGTCTTCGGCGACTTGTGGGGATGATGCTCCAGCGTGCTGAATGGATGCACGATTGACTACCGTGTCGGCTTGGAAAGCGATGTCAATAGCCGAGTAGCCGATCTTGGTTGCTGGGTTCGTGTCATGAAACTCCGCGACAGGTACGCCTAGGACTTGCCCGATGCGCTTCTGGAAGGTAATAGTGCCTTCACGATCCACAAAGATTCTGCCCTGTTCGGCGTCCATGATCTTATTCGCGTACCCTGCGACCGAGGTACCGTTAGCAACCGTCCAAGCAGCTGCACCGCCAAGGGTCGCCACACCTGTCTCAATGCTCCGTGTGCCTGTGTAGTCCACTTCTGGCAGATCTAGCAGGTCATCAAAACGATCGCTTGAGAGCTGCTCTGTAACATTCCATTCAGCCAAGAAAGTCTGCCCAAGTTGATAGGAGAAGTCAGCGCAATTCACGCTCACGGTGTCCAGACCGCCGAGGGTAAAGGTGTAGTCAAAATTGATGATGTAGCCGACCCATAAATACTCTTTAACTCCGAGCGAGTCGTATCGAGAGAAGCGGACTTTGCGAAGCGGTGCAAGCCCGGGGAGAGAGTTGTTCGGATCGTAATAAGGGGATGTCGTGTCAAAAGGGTTAAAGACTCCGTCGGCGTAAGTGTCGTTCAAAGTGAAGTTCATCGTGCCATAAGGGAACTGGTCGCCAGTGTTCGCGCGTCCGCGTTTTGCTGTAAGACCGATCGTGCCGTCCATGACCGACGCGTACTGATCAGTGCCGTCAAGGACATAATCGGTTGAGTCAAGCGTTCCCTTCGGATCGTCGTCAAGCGTAAAGGCGTTCCAGTTGTACCCAGTATCAATCTCGAGGTCGTAGTTACCTGATCCGACTACTGCTACGCCTGCCATTACGCGACCGCAATGTTGGCTGGGCCGTTCTGTCTGTTGAATGCTCTGATCGCGTTCACGACAGCTGTGCCGATCTCTGCACTTGAGCCGAGACCGCCGTTTATGTTGATCGTGTAGTTGCCCATTCCACTATTGCGTCCAGATAGTGGGATGACCGCTTCAGGGCCGCGCTCACCGATCATTGCAAGCGTTGGCCCTGTCACGATTCCACCGTCCGCAAGCATAGGAATACTTGGAACGGAGAAGCCTTCTCCACCGATTAGTGGCACCCATGAAGGGATCGTAAACTCAAGTTTGCCGATTGTGTTATTCCAAAGTTTAGCGATGCCGTTAAAAAGTGTTTTGTAGATGTTGAAGATTGCCTTGAAGTATGTAGTAAGTCCGTCAAAGACTGCTTTGCCGCCTGTGACCATTGCCTCAAATACTGCGTCCACAATTTTTTGGACAATGTCAAACTTTTTATAAAGAGCGACTAATGCAATAATCAAGACAGCGATGCCAAGAGTAATAAAGCCGACCATTGCAAGTTGTGCGGCTGTAAGACTTAATGCGAAGAGCGTGTTAATAGCGGTGGCAAGTCCGACCGCTGTATTAAAGATTAAGATTGCTGCCGATACTGCTGCGATCGCGCCTGCTACCAACAGAATTATTTCGGTGTTATCTTGTGCCCATGCACCAAACTTGATTAGGACTGGGAGCACTGCTTCGAGGGCTGGAAGTAAAGCTGCACCAAGGGATTCTTTTGTTTCATTAAATGCGATTCCTAGACGCTTCATTCCGCCTTCGGCGGTTTCGGCAGCTGCGGCGGATGCCCCACCGAAAGATCCGCCGAGGACATTGATTACATCGTCAAGCGATGCACCGTCTTTAATCATCGCTTTAATCTCTGGGGAGAGTGCTTGCAGACCTTTCATGTTTCCGCCGTAAGCCTTAGCAAGTGCGTCGGAGACGGTTGCTAAATCTTTGCCTGATCCAGCGGAGATGTCTTGTGCAAGTGCAAGCGCGTCGGTGGCTGTGGCGATGTCTTTGGTGCCTCTGACAAGTGAGGCAAATGCCGGGCGAAGTTCAGAGTCCGCTACGCCTGACGCAAGACTCATCTTTGAGATCATGTCTTCTGTTGCTTTGATCTGTTCGTCTGTTGCTCCAGTGACATTCGCAAGCGCAAGCGCTAGTTGTACCTGTTCGGCTTGATCTTCCATTGCCGCTTTGGTAGCGCCGACTAGAGCAATGCCGATTCCTGCGATTGCGGCGGCGGCTGGAAGAGCGGCTTTCTTCATGGCAAAGGACGCTTTGGCGGATGCGCCCTCAAGCGACTGGAACTCTTTGACCGCTTTGGAAATTCCCTTTGCGTCAAATTCGGAGATGATCGGGATGTTTATTGATGCCATTACGAGACCACATTCCGATCAACTTTGTCCATGACAGTGTCCACGATTCGCCGCATTTCCGACTCGACTGTGCCTTGGTTCTTTTCCATTGCTTTCCACATTACTCTTGATCGCATGCCATAGCGCGCCGAGAGTGCACGACCGAGCCGTCCAGTAGCTGCCATGTCAAAGAGTGCGCCAGTAGAGCCCGAGTAAATGATATTGAAGACGCCGACATTGCGGATCTGTCCACGGAACTCCGAGACCTTTTTAGTGTTGATCTTGGCGGAGATCTTTTGCTTGCGTCCAGCTTCCCAAGGAAGCATCTTGAAGCCCGAAGGCGTAGTCCACTTGCGACCCATACCAGATAAAGGCACGGTATTAGGGATTAGTGCAAGCGCGTCATTGATTACAGGTTTCGCGACATTCCTAAAGTCTTTTGCAATTTCGTTACGAAGCCCGGGTTCTACAGAGTTCAGCTGCTTGATCGCTTCCTTTAGACCGTAGATCTCGATCTTTGTATTAAGTCCGTCAGCCATGTCACCTCTTTTTGTTTTGTTTTTCTAGCACTGCGACAATGGTAGTTAGGTCTCGCGTGTCGAAGGTGTCAGCGTAGAAAGTGGGAGCCCACCCTGTCGCGACTACAAGTTCGGCGAGTTGTCGCCTGTAGCCGCGTCCGTAGGGTTTGGGTCTGTTGAGTCCTCTACGCCGATCTCAACATCTGGATTCTGTTTCAACCATTCGCGCCAAGTAGCAGGAAGAGTCTCGCCTTTAATCCCGAGCATGATGTACGCCCAGCAAGCCATATCGGATGCACCGATTCCGCGACCGTCAGAGACTCGACGATTCTCTAGGCGTTCCCATTCAGAGATCGCAAAGAGGTTTGTAATAAGTAACTCTTTTTTGTCTCCGCGTGTAAGCGTGAGTTTGATCTTCATTTTATTTCCTTTCGTCGGGCCAAGGAAGGCCGAAGATTATGGGTTTGTAGTATCGGCTGAGAAGGCTCCGCCCATTAAGACAATATCTATGGATTGCAACTCACCGAGAGAAGCGGAGATCACTGGGAGAGTCTCGAGGTAGCAGTTGGTGAGTGTGAAGCCCGGGTTAGTTGCTGAATCAACTGCCGAAGTTGGTTTCACGATGACAGTTGTCTTTGTGCCGACCAATGTTGCAAGAGTTGCATAGGTGGCGCTTGCTTCGTAGCTCAAAAACAAGGTCAGGGTACATTCATTGTCCTCGAGGCCCGCTGTGAAAGTGTTTGCTGTTTGTCCGAAGACCGTGTCGTTCAGAGCCGTTACAGTTTTGTTCAAGACGGCGCTTGTGCACCAGCCCGTCAGCGCGGTGCCGCCAAGTGTGACTGTCGGATTTGAGAGGATTGTGGAAGTGGCCATGTGAGTTACTCCTTGGAAGTGTTGGTTTTAGTTTGACACATAATGAAGCCGAGAGTGTGGATTAGGCAGTCTGCACGACAGTCGTCACGGACAGCTCATAAGCAGGAAGCGTTGAGCCACCGATATCTAGGTTTGTAGGGCGTCCAGAGACCACGCCAATATTGAGTGCGTAGATCTGGGCGAGGATATTGAGCAGGCTCTTTTGGGCGTCAAGGTTGCCCGGGCCGAGCGTGATGATTTGCAAGGTGAAGTTGAGTTTTGCGACATTGTAGTTGTAGCCGTCAATGGAGTCGATATTGACAAAGCAGGAAGGCGGAGTAATGTTGCGTGGGTCGTTATTTATTTGGAGACCGCTCACCGTTGAGAGCTTCGCAACTAGATCATCAAAGCCTTCGTTGAATAGATCCGTGTAGTTAGGTACAGGCATCAGGCGACCTGTGGGCGATCAATCCCGAGCAACTGGCGGATCATTCCGTTCAGACCCGAGACTGGAGTGACTCCCATGTTTTGGAAAGAAGCAAACTGATCTACCGATCCGCGCTGGCGATACAAGGCTCCACCGTACATTTGGGTTCCCAGCAAGACATCTTGAGAAGGGACAGTTGTCAAACTATCGATGTAGCCGCTCTCCATTCTTCGGCGCCACGCAAATTGTGAGCATGCCGAAGCGCAAATAGTCAGGAACGCGGCATCAGCTGCGGTTGCTGTACCAATGCCCAACCAGTCCTCGAGCATCGCCGCAGTGACCCAAGTGCAAGTCTGGGTGATAGTTAGCGTGCCAGAAGCGGCAGTCCGAGCGACATCACTTGCGGTCTTTGCGTAGAGCACCTGATTTGGAATGGTGACAAGCGGATCAAATAGAAGATCGCCTTCATCGTCCACGCCCATAAACGCATACTGCGGCAAAGCGTAGACAATGTAAGTTCCGTTGAAGGTTGCATCAACATTCGTGATGACGACGCTGGCGCCAACTTCAATCTCGGCTTCTGTAAGAAGTTGTAAGACTGCGTAGTTGTCGGTGAGCTGTTTATGTGTGACCGTGTAAGAGGCCATAATCTCGGCCTACCTTTCGGGTCTAGACGCGGACTGCTTTGACGAACTTGCTTGAGTCAATCATCAGCGTTGCAAGATAGCCCCTGAACGAAATCGTTCTGGACATCGTAGACGGTACATCGATCGCAAGAGCTCCCTTGAGAGTCTCGAAGATCTCATAGCCCGAAGCATCGCCAACGATGATTGTGTTTGCTGCAAAGTTGCGATCAACAACTACTTGCAAGCCGAATGCAATTCCGTTTGGCTGTCCCGGCATGAGATTGCCGTAAGCGTTCATTGGGCCCACTGCTGGGAACAAAGGTCGCTTTGAGGAATCGCTCAAGCCCATAAGAGTGCCCCAATAGTCAGGACTTAGGAAGAGATGAGTAGGCAAGTTGCCGTTAGAGCCCGACAAGATAGTCGTGGCAGCTGCCGAGATCCATGCTTGCCAGTAGGAAGGATCAGTCTCTGTTGCTGAAGCAAAGTTTGATGTCACTGTTGCACCTGCAACCAAGTTGTCTGCTGCGACATTGTCGGTGGCGTTTGCGTAGATGCGAGCCATGTCATCAAGCAAGAGACCGATGATCTCGGGGGTACTCCAGTCGATTGATTGTTCGGACAAGGTCACATATCCGCCGTATGTACCTTTTGTGACTTGGTTGTCGGTAACGACAAAAGTGCCTTGGGTAAGAGCGGTGTTTTCTGTTGCTTGGTTGCCGACCGAAGTGTGTGTTGTTACTTCTGGACGGATAAAAACTTTGCCGCCTTGTGGCATTGCTTTAACGCCTACAGCGTCGATGACAGGCCTTCGTCCTATGAAGTTGTTATAGGTAGGTTGCACGATCGGCAATGGGAGCACGCCAGGAATATCAGAGGTGAGCACATTAGGCGCAGCTGCTTCAATGCCTGCGCGCATCTCTGCGAACTTGTCAGGATTGGTTACGAATGCCGAGATGTATTCGGCTGGTGTTGGCATGTGGAACTCTTTTTTCGCTGTTGCGAAGATTGTTTGAGTTGCCTTTGATGCTTCGATTACGGCTGGGGCTTCGACTGTTTCGTTCATGGTTTCTGTCTCCTGTTGAGGTGCTTCTTGAATAGTAGTAACTTCTTCTTCTTCTGGGGTGGATGCTGCGACTTGCTGGATTGGTGCGTCAAAGGCTCCTCGAGCAACAAGCGAAAGCTCGCTGAACAGAGCAGAAGTGATAATCATTGTTCCGTCTTTGTCGTACTTGAACTTGATTGGCTCTACGCCAACGGACACTTCTGGAAGGGCTCCGTCAGCTGCAAGAATGAGCGCCTCATCGCCGTCGCGAGTGTTAGATACTTTTGCCACAAAGAGCATGCCTTCTGGAGTTTCTAGACGCTCGGTAACTGTGCCAATGACCTTGCTTGAGTCGTGGTACATCTGAAGAGTCGGTGCGCGTCCGTCCACTGGCAAAGACCCCGGGGCGAAAGCCACCATAGTTCCGTCGCTTACTTTGGCTGGAGTGTTATATCTGACCGCAATTCCCGAAATTGTGCGGCGCGGTGCTTCGCCTTCGGCAGCGTCAATCGTAAAAGATTCTGTAGTAAGTCTGATCATGGTTAAATCCTAGTTTTCTATAAGTGCGTCTAGTGGGATATCGGTTTCGTTCATTCGATCGTCTGGCATGTCGCCGCCCATGTAAGCCTCTGCTAAAAAGTCGTCTGTGTCAAAGCAAACATAGGTTCCGCGAGGGAGCACATTGTCGGATGACAGTGTTTCGGTGATGCAGTCGGCAAGCGCTTTGCAAGCGTAAGTCCAAAGATCAATGCGCGACTGCTGGGATGACTGGTACGAGTAAGCACCAATTGAGACCGAGAGCAAGTAGGACGGTACGCCAAGGATGCGTCCAAGATCGCGTGCTGAATAATCAGCGGACTCAATCATAAGCATCTTGTCAGGTGTTGCCTGTGTAGGTACATACTCAAGGAACTCATTGAGCGCGGCAGTGTTGTTGCCGCTAGTGCGAGCCAAATTGAACTGCGCGGCGAGATCGCTCAACTCTTGGGCCGATAAAGGCTCACCGCCAGTCTGCTTGAGATAGCCCGAAGGTAGTACCGACTGGGACGCTCGAAGCCGTGACTCTTCTACGCGGAGTGCGATCTCTACAGCGCGCGCCCCAGTCGAGTTCAATGATTGCATTGGTGAGATGAATTGCACTAGATCGCGCGGATCTAGCGTGATGCCGTTAAAGACAACTTGCTTAGAAGGGCCAAAGAAGACCTCGCCCTGTTGATCAAGTGTCTGCACCATTGCCGCAGGTAGACGAGTAAACGATGCTGGGTATCCGTCAGCTGTGCGCGATTCAATCATCCAGAAGGCGCGACCCTCAAAGATCAAGTCGTCAATAGTCCAGGAGATGATGAACTGGTTCGGGACGCTTTGGTCAATCCGAGAGAGCCAGCTGCGAGGGGCGAGAGGAATTTCCTCCATTGATTCGCCGTTCCACATTTCGCGATACATCTCCAACTTCATTCCCGAGATCGTGTCGCATATCAAGTCCCGACCGCGCACAATAACTGGGAGAGTCATTGCTCGAGCGCGCCTTTGACCTTGTTGCCAAGATACAAACGAACGCAAAGGCGAATACGAAGAAGCACCAACAGCCGCTTTGACAGACGGTTCTACAGACGCGACAAGTTCACGGGATTTTGAAAAGATAGCCATAACACATAATGACACATAACGAGTGGATCATGGTGGCACTCGCCCAGTCAGTTGCGGTATCCCGACGACAGGCAAGCAAGCGGACGAGTGCCGAGTTGATGCTAGTTGGCGATCAATATCATTGAAGGCTTTTGAGATTGACCCGGGCGTGCAGCTGCCGCCGCTCCCCAAATCATCGTCCGACAAAGCTCGATCGGTCCAGCTGACTTTTGCGAGCTGACTGCTATGGAGCCCTGCGTTCTGACCATGACCGCGCGACAAACATGCTCGGCAAGCATTGCTTCCCCAGTGTGAATTAGGCGACCTTCACTAATCATGTTTCTTACTATGGGGGTGTATTGCAGAATCTCTTTGTATCCCATGACGACGCGCCGACGCTCGAAGACTGGCGGGCAGTGTGCGTCAATGGTCGGTGAGAAGATGAACTTGATCGCAGGATCCGCCGCCGCCAATGCTCCGACATGAGCCCACAATTCTTTGGCAGTTTCGGCAGTGAAGGCAACCGAGACACAAGTACGACCGTCGCCGAGCGCGACCGACTTAGTAGCGAAGTAGCGCGACTCATCCATTGATGCCTCAACGGAGATTACGCCGCCAGCAGGGATCGGGCCGTCGTACTTAAGGTCAGGCCAGAGATGCGTCATAATCCATGATTGGGTACTGGCAATCCATAAATTTAGACTGCTTCTTAAAAAATTTGAGCGGTCAGGATCTTGTGATTCGGCGCGCAAAGTGTCAAGCGTCAAAGTGTGTCCAAGTGCTGGGTTGCCCCACGACCAAGAAGACTCAAGCATTGGATCTACTGTTGGCGGTGGCGACCATTCGGCAAAGTAGAAGTTAGAAGGGTTGTTCGTGTCAATAAGTCGGAGCGCGTTCTCTCGATGCCTGATAAATAATGCGCTGGACTCGGTGCCAGCTGTGCTGAATAAGGCCATGTGAGGAGACCTTCGGACGCGCTGCGTCGGCGCAAGACCTGCCATAGTAATTTCTGAGATGTCAAAGATTTCGTCGCAAACGATTAGATCTAAGGACATGCCGTGACCGATTGAGGGGTTCGCCGCGCGCACATACCAGCGAGATCCGTCTGGCATTGTGGCCGAGTTCCTGCCAAACGACTTCATGATCTTGGCGCCGTAACGATTCTCAAGAATCGGTGCTACCTCATCAAAGAGCAGACAGGCAAGTGAAAGAGTGTGAGCTGTAGATAGGACGGTCTGCTTCGTGCCCCGGATCTTCGGCATCTCAATCAACCAGAAGAGAATCAAACATTGAATCAGAAGTGTCTTCCCATTTTGTCGAGCCACCGAGCAAAGTGAAGATCTGTGCACAAGATCATCCTGTCCGTCAGGAGCATGAGTGAATCCCAAAGCGCGCTCAAGATAATGCATCTGCCAAGGCATAAGCTGCACATGAAGTAGTTCAGAAGCCATGTCCCCCACAAGTCCAGCCCACGATCCGTCACAGTCTGGAACGATCGTCTCGAGTCTTGGCTGGTCGTGGCTTATCACCGCTAGTTCAGGCTGGTCTTGGCTGGTTGGGAGAGAGAGTTGGA